TGTATTGATTGCTTTTATCATATTCTGGCGGGAGTACGTCACTTCTTTCTTATTGATGTATATCTGAATATTGATATTTTCGTCATTCACCTTCATGCTACCATAAAATATTCAAGGTTAGTAGTTTTAACTGGTTTTTTAGCTACACTCTTCGCAGCCTTTGCATCCTCAAAGTTTTTGATGAAATTATACATATTTGCTTTTTGGTCAGTATTCATTGTCTCTTGATTATATCCTTTATCACTGTCATTTGCAGACACTTCTACATTTTCCAATAAAGACGGAGAGCTTTGCATAGTTTTATATTTTATGTAAAGTTGTTTTTTCTCTTTTTGTATCCGTCTAATAAAAGCATAATAGATAATTTGAGTAAAATATGCAAATGGATTGGATGATTTTTCTGGATTAAAGTTCTTTATGTACTGAATACAATTTTCAATACCATCTGAAATCATATCATCCTTAAAAGCATAATTTATAAAATTAGGTCTAAAAGAAAGTCGTTGTGCTATCTTCATGAAACATTCACCAATATATTCTGAAATCATAGGTGGAAGTTCATCTTTGGCTTTAGCTTCATCAAATCCAGCCTTGTATATTATCATTTCTTTCAAAAACTTTTCATTATCTACATAATGTATTGGTTTTACTTTTGCTCTTTTTGCCAAGTTACCCTCCTTAAAAGTTGTTATTTCATATATTATACCACAATAACTGGCTCTTGTCAACCACTTGACAAAGCTCTTGACAGGTGGTATAATACTGGTGTAGGGGTTAAATGAATCATTTCTTATTAAGTCTTTAGCTGTACGAAATATTCCGCTATATCAAACTTCTCTTCTTTATATATTTTCTTTCGTTCTTCAAAATGGTCTAATGTGTAATTGAAACTACTGCCATAAGACAAATCATCAGCAATATCGTACAATGTCGCTATATCTTTATTTTCGGATTTTCGGAGAGCACGTCCTATTGATTGCAAGTTTCTTATACGAGACTTAGAAGGACTAGCGAAGACAATGTTATGCAAGTTCCTAATGTTGATGCCAACACTAAATACGCCATAACTAGCAACGATAATGGAATCTCGTTCCGATTCAACGATATGTCTAATCTGTTCTCTTGTATCTGCATCTGTTCCTCCATGAACGAAAAATACGGTTCTATCCTTTGATTCTTCCTTTATCATATCGTAAAGCAACTTTCCATGTTTTTCAACGAAACGAAATAAAAGAAGTGTGTTAGTTTTTAGGTCTAGAACTAAGTTTTTAATAAAAGTATTTCTTGCTTCAGAATTTACCAAATAGTCTAATTCTTCTTGATAACTTATATTTCTAAGATCATGACAGATAGAATCTGGATGTCTTATTAAAATTGATTTGATAGTAAATGGTGATAGATAATTACTATCTATAAGCTTCTTTGTTGAGGTGACCTTGTAGACCTTCCCAAACAGCCCTTCTAGCACCAATTTATGTGTTAGTGTTCCATCTAATGTTCCAGTTGTTCCTATACGATATTTTGCATTAATACATTTGGTCATTATAGATGTGAGAGATTTTGACTTAAAACCATGAGCTTCATCTCCAATCACAAGTTCATATTGTTCAAAGTATTTTTGTTGCATCTTATAAATTGATTGCCATGTTGATATTATGATAGGCAATTCAGAACCTTTATCTCTTCCAGCAAAAACCGTATGACAGTTATTCGCTACATCAAATCCATATTCTCTAAAATCGTTATACATTTGAGAAACAAGAGAGGTAGTAGGCACCAAGATAAGAGTTTTCAAATTCAAATATCTTAGTATTATATAGATAATCAAAGATTTGCCGGAAGCAGTTGGTGAAAGTAAAAGTGTTTTGTGGTGGGACAGCGCATGGTTGGCCGCAATCATTTGATAATCTCTAGGGATTACTGGTAGCTTTAAAGAATCTATAAAATCTTTCTTAATCTTTATTTTTTCATTATTAAAATCTGAATCAAACTTAACTTTGTAGTCTCTGGTATAGAGAAATTTACAAAGATGTTCAAACAATCCTCCATAAAGAAGACGATTACGAACATTAAACAGTCTTATCTTGCCGTCCCACATTCTATTACGATATGATGGCATAAATGTGTAGCCAGGAACCATGAAAGTAAAATGGTCACAAATCTCTTGAGCAGTTGAAGCTTCAGAATCTATCTGAATATAGACTTCATTTTTTTTAGATATGTTAATTATTTCCATTTGTAAATTTCAACCAATCCAAAGCATTCTTAATTTGGAATCCCCGATTGTTTATCATTCTAATAACAGAGTCCAGATAGCCTACCTTTTCTTGTAAAACTACTAGGTGTTGTTTGAGTTTGATTATATCATCATCTGATTCAATATAGTTAGATATTTCGTTCTTGAGAAGTCTTCCCAAATATTGCTCCCAGCCACGCCGTTCAAGTTCTTCTTGAGACATTTTACCAGAATAATACTCAGTCTTAGCCCGAACCATTTTAGATAGTTCAAACTCAAAACCTTTCAGTCTGATTCGTTCATCAGTAAAAATTTTAAGATATTTGTCGTGAATTCGGGGGATACTAATAGATTCAGTGCCCAGTTCTGTATAATTAATTTCACTATCTTTATGCCAAAGTTCTTGAATATCTTCAAGTTTCAAATCACCTCCTTAAATAATAATTAAACTGGTTCTTTCACATTAGTTGTTGAGTAGGTTTTTAACTGTATAAACATCATAACGAAAAGAAACATCTGCAGTAACATAATCTATATCTGTTCCACCACTATCAAATGCAACTGAAGAAAGACTTGTGGGGAAACATTCTCTAAACACAAAATTTATCTGTGGATTCATATTACTGGTCAATACAGTTAAAGTTGCATCAGTAGTCAACTCTGAGGCTTCCGATAATTTTTTATATTTTGCTTGACCCTCTGGTGTTGGAAATCCAAGCCCGATAATCCAATCATAAATTGATAGCCAATTTTTCATATTTTCATCTACTATAAATTTTATTGACAATTCTTCAAAGGTAACCTCATCTCCAGCAATGTCTATGGATTTTAATGGTGTAGGAACATTAATAGAACTTATAGAAATTCCAGGCAGAGTAGCAGACTGACAAAAATAGTTTACTTCTGGAAAATTATTAAGTTGAAATTTAAACCCAATGGGGCTCAAAAAACTAGTGTTGATTGGTTGATTTTGTAATGCAGACATATTTGGAATATCCTTTCTGTAGTATTTAGTAAGGACAAAAAAAAAGGTGACTACAATTAAGTAATCACCTTTCTCACGGTCTTTAGGGGTAGCGACTCCTAAAGTATTAACTTACATCAGATTGTCAACTCTGACCATTCTGTAGTAATAGTTACCATTGGCATCAATTACTCCGTCACCATCGCTGTGTCCAAATGGATTGGATACGATTCCGTAACGTGTTTTGAAACCAATTTTTGGTTGAAAGGAACTTTCGCCAACCGCACGAACCATTTGCAATGGAACGTAAGGACAGTAGAAAATACCTGCATCATAAGCAGATGAACCTTTGTAACCTACACAGAAGAAGTTAGTTGCTGATGCACTAAAATATGGATCAACATAAACTTTGTAACGTCCGTTGAGTGTTCCAACGAATGTGTTACCTGTGTCATCAATTCCAGATCCGTCTAACATTCCGCCCATAGCTAGAGCAGAAGCAACGTCTGAGGATGTGATGATGATGTTACCTTTACCGCGACGTGTTGACTTTGCGATTGCATTTGCATCACGTTCTACTTGGAACATCAGGCCTTTGAATTTCTCAACAGACCAACGTCCGTTTGAGTCAACATCAAGGTCAAACACACCAGCTGTTGATGTATTGTGTTGTGCTCCGTGCTCTGCGCCAAAATAAATGGTACGGATAACTTCGCGGTTAATCTCTGCCAAAATCTCTTGTGAGAGAATGTTAGCAAGTTCTGTTTCAGCATCCAAACCGTGAACGGCTTTAAGATCCTGTGCCAATTCCATTGAGTACTCACCTTTGAGTGCTCGTGTCTTAGCTGTAACAGTTACACGGTCAATTGAGAATGACATTTGCTGGAAATCTTCAGCAGCTGTACCGGCACTTCCAGTAAGACCGAAAGTTTCAGCAGTTGCCGTTGAATTACCTACTCCCAATACTGCGGAATATGTTCCACCTTGAGCTGCTGCTGTTGCTGCTGCTCCAGAACTAACCATATCATCACCACCGTCACCGGAATGTGTGGATTCTGCTTCGTTGTAGGAAGCTTCAGTACCACCCTGTGAGTCATAACGAGGACGCATTGCGAAAATAAGTCCTGTAGGCCCTGTCATTGGTTGAACACCACAAACGTCATAAGCAACCAAATTAGGCATTGCGCGACGAATCATGGAAATCAAAACTGGGTCTTGATATTGTATTCCACCACTGGAACTTGCTGTTGGTGCAAGTGATGTCATTGAGGTTGCTGCTTCCATCAAGTTTCCACCAGATTGAGCTGCTTGCTCAGCCATGGCTTTTTCTTGGTTTTCCAAAAGAACGGCGGTAACCGCTTTTCGGTATGGGTCTTTAATCTCTGGCATATCTGGATGGTTCAATACCGGAGCCCACTTTTGTTGTAGTCCTTCAGCTAGATACATTTTTTGTAATCTCCTAAAAATGTTATTTGTTTAAACGAGTTAATGCAGAAGCATATTTACTCATAATTGGATCAACGGATTCAGAAATATCTTGTTCTTCCTCAGTGTTTTCCAATTCTTCTGTAATAGTTTCCGACTGTTGTTTAGGGAAATAATTTTCCTTAATTACTTCAAGTTTCTCAGAATACTGAGTCTTGTCTTCAAAATCTATACCCTCAGCCAATTTACCTAATTTTTCTTTTTCGGTATCAGCGAGGTCTTCTGAAACTTCTCTCAATGTTTCAGACTTTTTATAATCAGCAAGTTCCTTTTTGATGTCTACACTTGTGTTAATAGACTCATCAAGTTTTTGCTCAAGTTCTTCAACTTTCTCAAATAGATCGTCAACAAGGTCAACTTTCTCTTCTGGAATGTCAATGTAATGTTCTGTAAAGAGATTCTTGAGGCCGGACATGAAATCTTCTACCAATTCGGATCGGATTCCTTTTTCAACAGCCAACTCGTTCTCTTTCATCCACTCTTCAGTAACATAGTTGAGATAACCATCAACTTTTTCTGTAACTGTGGACAAATGTTCTTCTTTTGCTTCAGAAATTTCTTTTTTGTAACTGGTTTCTAATTCATCAATTCGTGAATTGACTTCAGAAATTACTTTAGCAGAAACAGCAGCTTCAAATATTGTGGAAGCTTTAGTCTTAAACTCTTCAGAAAGATCTTCACCACTTACTAGTGCATCCATGTCTTCTTTGACATCGATTTCAAGATCTTCTTTCTTGAGTTTTTTATTTTCCATTTTATAATCATCTTTTTCTTCTTCTTCATCATCCTCATCGGACTCATCTTCTTCCGCAAGAGTAGAACCCATGATTTTTGAGAAAGAATCAGAAAGATCAGACTTCTTCATACCATTAAGTTGGTTATAAAGTGCTTTAATCATTCCAGCTTTGGTTTTAGGAGTAGAAACTGCTTCTTCCATTTCTTCTTCTCCTTCTTCATCTTCTTCAACCTTAGCTTTTGCTTCGTCTAAGATTTCTTCGCCCGAAGACTCCGCAACAGCTTGTTGCTCCTCTTCCAGTTCTTCAGCCGTTTGTTCCAAAATTTCTTCAGACATTGAAAATCTCCTGTAATGTTATCTGTGTGTTTGTTAACTAATATTATTTATAAGAACTATAATTTTGACTGTCAAAGTTATAGAATTTCGGTGTAATTATTGGGTCAAATAAAGAATAAACATAAAACATCATAAAGACCTAATAAATTCATCAAACATTTGTACTTGTTTCCCTGCGGTCAACCCAGTTTTTGTTCTAACTTCTTTTTCTATATTGTTTTTTATGTGTTCCATAATCCAAGAGTTAGTAGATGCATTATATATCCATTCCGCACCTTCCATGATTCCTGCCACAAATGCGTCAGGAGCGGAGGGGTCAGCAACTATATCAGCTGCTGTTGCAAGGTAAAAATCACCTTGAACTTCTGAAATACCATCTTTACCGGACTTTAAAGAACCCATACCTCTTGATGAAACTCCTAATTGAGCTCCTTCATCAATAAGGCTCTTTACAATCTTTCCGTATGGTGTATCTAAAATCTTAGCTCTTCCCATGAAATTTTGATCTACTTCTTCCAATTCTTCAATCATGTGGGAAACTCTTTCCAAATTGACAGTCGGCCCGTCTGGATGTCCCAATTCACCAAAAGCTCTTTTCTTATTGATAAACTCTTCAGTATATCGTTTTGCTTCTTTTTGAAGAACCTCTGTTGGATATATTCTACCATTTCGGTTTTTCTTATTTGCTTGCATGAAGATACCTTCAATGAAGTAATTCTTACCGCCATCTTTCTTGACTTCTGTAAGAAATTCTACATTTGTTGCTTCTTCGCTAATTAGTTTCATGGTTCTCTCCGTTTGTTATTTTTCTTTTGCACTAGCCTGACGCATTTTAAAAGCATCTTTCATTTTCTTTTTGATTATTGGTTTCAATCTTTTTTTCCATTTACTGCCCATTTTTTGTACTTTAAGATCAGCCTTCTTCTCTATATTATTTTTTACTCCAATTGATGCCTCAGGATCTTTATATTTTCCTGCCTTATCTACTATTGCAATTGCTTTTTGTCTTACTGCTTTAGTTACTGCCTTTTCAATCTTATCCATACTAGGCGGTTTTTTCATTGACCTTTTTCTTTTTATGGCAGTAATTTTTGCTTTCTTTTTGGAGATGATTGACCGCTTTCTTCTTTGTGCGAGAGTCATTGCTTCCATAAAATCTTTAAAAGCTATCATTAGTATGAATCTCCGAATCCTGCTGCATTATGGTTATATCCAAGTTGACCATTTTTCATAAAATTAGGTAATTCAAATCCTTCCATTTTCCCTATCTCTATTCCTATCATATAAGTATCAGCTGCAGCAACACCTACCGTTGTTACAGAAACATCGCCAAGTACATTACTAGAATTTCCAGCTGCAGCTCCCATACTTATTGCTCCGATATGGTTACCTCCACCTGCATAATTTATATAACCATTCCCAGCTACCAAATATGCAATAGTTTGTTCTGCATCACTTCCATCAAAGAAAATTCTAGTATGAGCAATCCCAGCTGCTATATTCCACCAAAGCTTTCTAAGATTAATTTTTGGTGCAGCGATAGCCAGTCTTGTACTAGCATGAGTGAGTGAAGAACAAAGTCCAGAAACACCCCCTGTTAAAGTTTTTCCAGTTCCAACATCTGTCGCAGTTTCTGCAGTCCAACCTAGAGGGGTTATATCAGTAGCACTTGTAACCTTATAAGCTTTAAAAGATGTTGCCCCAGCAGTAAAATCTGTAACTCTTAGGTATATTGCTGTACTGTCATTTGTAGTTAGTACTTCTCCGATACACAAATTTGTAGTTGGTGCAGATGCCAAAGTTACAGTAGCTGAAGCATATTTCAACGTAGAAAGGTTAGCCCAGAGACTAGCAGAAAGTTGAGTAGCATCATCAGCAAGTCCAGTATGTTGTACCGAATACTTTGTGTTAGAGTCTATTATGGTATTTGTTAATTTAGTTATAGCCATTTGTTATCCTTTTAAAATCAAACTTCATTCTAGTTTGATGTTTAAGTGTTTTCATGTGCTTTTCCAAGAACCTTCATAAATGCACGTTCAGTTCTTTGGATTTGTTGAATAGTTCTATTTTTTTCTGAAGAGTTTAGCCCTTCTATATATTTAACCAAAATCTGCGATGTAAGCGGATCTATAGGTATATCTGTTCCATCATCTAAAGTAATTTCACTGTCTTTTTTAGATTTACCCGCTTTGAGTAAATCCTTCATTACATCTTCTGTGATAAACTCTCCAAAATTTAAAAGTTTGGAATTGAATTGTTGTTTTGAAATATCTTTTCCACCTTCTCTTTCTTTTTTACGTTGCAACAATTTTTCCTTAGTTTTTGCTG